CCTAGGGTTGCTCATGCTCAATATGCCTTATACGTCGGGAGGAGTCGGAGGCGCGTCTTTGCGGCCGATCAGGCGTTGGAATGTGCGCGATTCGTAGATCCTGATTAGGAACCAGATGATCGACAGCGCCGAGGCGATCTGCGGCAGGATGTTGGCGAAAGTTGACGCCGTTATCCCAAGTGCGCTCGCATCCATGGAATACTTCGCCCACGACGGCATGTGATCACGGATGACCACGAAAGGATTCACTGCCGGCATCCCTTCACGACGGGCTCAAGCTCGCCTAGCCGCGCGGTGCGCAGTTCCCGGCCGGCGATAAGAAGCTGATACCGGCGATCGATGGTGGCCGCCGTCAGGGCCGCGTTGGTGTCGGGATAAACGGCCGGCGCCGGCAGGTTGGCCGGCACACAGGACACCGCCACGGCTTTGTCGACCGTCTGCGTGACGACCACGGGCTCGGGGACCGGCGCGGTGGCGCACGCGGCCAGGGACAGGTAGGCGCCAGTACCGAAGAGGAGGGACCAGGGGAGGCGGTTCATTTCAGGGACTCCGTGAACTGCTTATCGACCTGGCCGAGCGCTTTGCACCCATCGGTCGACGTCGGTTTGAAATCGAGGATCTGTGTTGCCCGCACCGTGGCCGCCACGGTCTCGCCGCGAGCAGCTTCAACCTGCACTTGGGCATCGGCGAGCTTCTGAGCGCTCTCGGACGCCAGGGCGTCGACCTTGGCGTTGGCGTCATCGATCGCCGCTTTGAGCGTCGTAGTATTGGCTTCGCTCTGCGATAGACGCACGATGTAGCCGGTCTTCGGATCGTTGATTTGCTGGTTCAGGTCGGCGATCTGCGAATTCAGCGACCCGACTTCCACATGTTCGATCACCAACGCCACGCCGAGCGCGACGCACACCAGCACCGCGGCGCCCGTGGCGATCTTCCATATTCCGGATGTCAACATGTCGAGCATCAGGCCCATCCTCCGTTGGTGAGCGCGCTCTGGAATATGAGAGCATCGTTCGCGATTTCGGCAGCGTGATCCGAGCCGTTGATGATTGCCCGAGCCGCGGTGAAGTTCTCGGCCGTCTCCTGGTTTTCGAAGAGGTAGCCGTTCAGCATGCGGCCGGTAAACCAGCCTTCCTGCATGCCCCGCGTCATGATCAGCGCGGCGTTAGCGGGATCGAGCGCCAGGTCAGGCGACGCCACGAAGGGCACGCCAAGCTCGTCTTGGGCCTTCTGGTAGTTGCGCCGGCCGGTGACCTGAACATAGCCACGTCCGCAGAACTTCACGCCGTCGCCGGGCTCCGTATTACCGAGCGCGCGGGCGAGTGAGCCGCTGTCATACTTCGAAAGGTAGGCGTCGCTGCCGTACTCCCGAATTGGCTTCATAGTGGCAGCCGTCTCGCGGTATGCCGTCGCGAGCCCGTAGGCGGTCCAGGCAATATCCCAATCAGCACCACCCATCGCGGCCAGCAAGGCGTTCATGCCTTCGACCACTGGCGAAGTCAGCAGGCCATAGCCGAGCTTCGGTGTCCGGACGCTGGCAAAGAACAAGCTCGGGGTGGCAAGCATGGTCATTGCGGAGATCCTTGGTCCTGGTTTTCCACCATCAGCGTGCTCGGGCCGACATGCACCTCAAGGCGGCGTGGCTTGCCGGCGACCGCTGTCCAGACGATGATTCCGAGCATGATCGAGAGCGACACGGCGACGACCCCGACATAGGAGGCGCGCTCCAGTTCGGACTTGTCGGTCCACAGCCCGATCTTGAAGCCCCATGTCAGCACGACGACGATCGCCATCAGCAGTACCGAAATGGCAGGCGCGGCCATGTCCAGCATGAACGAACGCAGGCGCCCGTCCTTCTGGATAGTCGTGATCGACTCAGGGTTGGTGACCGCGTCAGCCGCGGCCTTCACCGTCGCTTCGATGTCGGGACCGGCCACTGGTCGATCCTTAAGTGTGGATTACACCGGTAGCCCGAAGCGCCACGAGCAGCGCATTCAGTTGCGTGATCACCGAGGCTGCGTCGGTCGCGTTGGCAACCACGGTGGCGCTTTTGGCCGGCAACGCGGCAACGGCCGCATCGATCTTGGTGAAGTTGTCCACCAGCGTACTGCGCATCGGCTGCAAGCTGCCGAAGTACCGAAGGTCCAGATCAAGGTTCGTCGTGAAATCGGGCATCAGAATGTTCCTCAAAGGTATGAATCACCTATTTAGTGATTCAATACCTCAAAGTTGATTCTAAAGATAGAGCAAAGAGACTCCCGGTTTGGAACTTAGTTCCTACGTAAACAGACAGGAACGGACCACCTGCGCGCTTGACCGCAACACGCTGATGGCGTGCTGCGACACGCGCAGGTTACTCGACGTGACGAGCAGCACTTCCACCGCAGACTGCGACACGCGAAGGTTTGACGACTTCGATTGGAGGACTTCGACGGCAGCTTGTGTTACGCGGACGGCCATATTAGCTCACCAAGTTGTAGCCGGTTTTGCACGCATTTGCCCCGCTCGGGGTCCAGGGGAGCCCGGTATCAGGATCGAGCGGGAAGATATCTTTCTGGTAGGCGTAGCTGCTGGCGACGCCGACCGTTGCGCCGAACACGGTTGTGGCGTTCGACTTCAGCACAGCTTTAGCGGTATGGGTTGCCACGTCATCTTTGCGCCACGAGTTGACGGTCTGCACCGCGAAAATCGTTGTCGGCGAGCCCGTCAACGCGGCATGGGCGAATGTGTCCTGCTGCCCCGGCGTGTTGGAGGAGTTGTATGAGGTGTCGCCGTCCATAGCCGTCTCATTGACCCGCGAGAAGTTATTTGCGCCGGACGAGGGCGCGAACTGCACCACGTCATCGGCGCTCGGCATTGGAGTTTCGGCACACACGTCACCCAGGAAAGTATTCAGCGGAGCGCTGCCCGAGCTATCGCAGATATAAGCGTCGTCTATGCCCATGACGAACCCGCCACCGGCACCAGAAGTGGACCCGAAACAGCACTTGTCAAAGGTCGATCCGGTCGAGCCCTTATTATTAAGGCCGGTCAGGTTGAGGACCAAAACGCCGTCGATCTGGACTTGTGCTGTGCCAACCGTGGCCGAGATAGTGCCGCTGATTGCGATGTAGTGCCACGCGGTCGCGCCAATGAACGCGCCAACCACGGTGCCAATCAGGGTGCCACCGGGAGCGCCCCGATAGACCCTGATGGTTCCTGTGCCGTCATTGGCGAACAGGAATGACATCTGATCAGTGCCCGTGGAACTGTCGCGGAAAGACGTATAACAGGTGCTTCCGCCCTGCTGCATCGCGATACCAAAGAATACCCCCGACGAATAGGTTGTCGCCAACTGGAAAGCGTACCCCACCGCGAACGAGCTAGAGAGAGACAGAAACTTGCCTCGCCCCCACCGCGTACCCGCTGCGGTCAGTGCGATAGCACCACCAGAAGTGCTGACTAGGATTCCTAGACCTACGTCCGTGCCATTAAGCTCGTTATCGAAGCCTTCATACCCCAATAGGGCCATCGAATATCTCCTACAGTCTGATTAAGGCGAGTGTGAAAGCGATGTCGGCCATGGTCGCGTCAAAGGCCAACGGCGCGAATATCTCGATTGAGTCGCCCGCCGCAAAATTGATCGCCGCCCCGGCTACCGTCGTGAACGTGAAGACGCCGCTGCTCGATATCGAGACGGTGGCGCAAGTGGTCGAGACGCCCGCCGTCCGTTTCTTGATATCGAACGCAGGCGTGCCAGTGGGGTTGGTGTTCGTCCGCCCCACACTCCCGGCAAGATTCGCCGCCATCTGCGTGGGGCGGGCCTGGACAACCGAGTAGATATGCTGACCGATGACCGGCTGGCCCTGCACAAAGATGCTCAGATCGTAGATGCTGTTCGCCGCCCCGGCGAGGGCGACAATGCCCCACTTCCCCGCCGCGAGATCGGTGGCGAACGTGCCGGACGTGTGCGCGACAAGGCAGATATACGAACTCGCGTTGATCGTGATGTACGACGCGGGCGGACCCGCCGTGTACGCAGTGCTAGTTGTCCAGGCTGTCTGTCCGGCGAACGGTGAATAGCCGGTGGACATTTCGTTGGTCCACACGGCGGACGTGCCGTACAGGTACAGTTTGTTGTCCGCCTTATTGTAGATTCTCCATCCCACCTTTGCCGGATAGAAGACCCAGGCCGACTGGTAGAACACGGCCACTTGCGCGTCTTTGCCGGACCATGCGCCGGTCGCCGACACGCCGACGACATAGCGCTTCCCGATAACGCCCGTGGGCGGCGTCACCAAGCCGATGCTCTCCACAGCGCACATGACCACGGTATCCGCCAGCAGCCCGCTAGCGTTCAGGGCGTCGCCCCAATGGTCGTCATGGTCGGTCCAGCCTGTCGTAAAGCCGAGGTTCGGCCCTGGCGCTCCGGTGCCCGTCATAGTTGATTACTCCCTAATTAGTTGAATGAGGTGGCACTCATAGACCCCAATCGAAACCCCAATCGAAACCCCAACCCGGCCCCCGAGGTACGCGGAAGTTGTAAGAATCCCACGACTCGACGCCATCCCTGGCAGCGACGATCTTAAATAGAACGAATTGCGGCGAACCGATCGAGTTATCGAGCGCGTTTGTGTAGGTCCAGGTTGTTCCCGTGATCCCCGTCTCTGTGTGCAGCAGGATTCCTGTATCGGCGTCGCTGATGTAGATCGTCACCGTCTGACCACTCTCCGGGGTAACCGAGGCGTCGGTGTGCGAGATCAGCGCGTCCAATTGTGTAAGGCGATTCCTGGTATTCCAGGTGAAAACAATCTGACTCTCGATATAGTCGGTCATGTCGAACAGCGGCACCACCTTGCTCGTGCCAGTGTGATCGACGTATCCGAGCTTGAGATTCCCCGGCACGTAGGGCTTGAACTGCCGAGCCGCGATCGTGGTGATGTCGGGCTCCGCAACGCCAGGCTTCAACTGGTCCGTCAGCGTCTTGGACAGTAGCTTGGTATAGATAACCTCGGTGGTGGCATACTCCTGCCCGTCCCAGCCAATAAAGTCATCGGGGAACCACACAATGGCCGCTGTGCCGTGCGCCGCCGGCAGAGTGTCAACGCAGCCCCGAGCGACCGTCAGCGTGCCGCCTACGAGGTCTATGGCGTCGATCCTGATCCATTCGTTGTCGATCATACCCGCCTGGCCGACCTTCAGGGAAACGTCGTCTACGATCGTATCGAACGGGATCGACGTATCGTAGAATCCGATGGCGGAAATTGTTTCCGTGTAGCCCGCGAAGTCCCCGACCGCCTTATCCGCGTAGTCGAGGTTGTCGGTCGATACAGTGATGCTATAGTTCAGCGTCGATCCGTTTGGCTTCGCGGCCAGGGTGGATATCCCGCCCGACGTTGGCAGGAGGGCGTCCCGGTCGGCTGGCTTGAGCGAGAGCACGGCCGTACGATAGGTCGCTTCCTGAACGTTCTTCACGTCGATGGGCACGGCCTTGCGCGCGGGCGGCACCCAACCGGGCGTCTCGGCCGACTGGTAGCTGGTGGCCGGCAGGCCAAACACGTCCTGCGCCGCGCCGATCATGATCGAGCCATCGGTCAACCTGGTGTCCTTAATGGTGCCAGCACGGACGATCATGTTGGTGATGCCTCGCTCTGGCGCCGAGACACGGAATGGCATACCGGGAAAGATCTTCCAGCCTCGCCGATCGAAGGTCAGGTTGAAGGTCTGGAGCCCGCTGGCCCCTACCCGCACATCGCGTTGAGCCACCCGCTGCGCCAGTTCGAATGTTGGGATGCCGGGGTACGAGGCTGTCGAACTGAGCACCGCGCCATGATTGGCCTGGATCGACGCGAGGTTCTGCGCCCTGGCCTGCGCCGCCTGCCCGCTCGAATCTAGCGGATTCTTGTACTGAACGATTACTTCATTGACGATATTGGACGAGCCGGTTTCAGCCTTCTCAATCTTCAGCAGCCCGCTCGTGGCGTCGAAAAGCGGAAGATCGTCGGCCACGTAATCGCCTCGGATGAGCATCATCGTCAGCAGGCCGGTGCGGCGATCCGTGAAGACCGAAGCGCCGATGTGGTTGGCAATGGTCTGCACGAATGCCTGTAGTTCGTTCTGCCGATCCCAGGCTATGCAGAGGCCGAATCCCTCGGCGCAGAGTGCGTTGGCGCAGTTGATGAAGCTCGGCTCATTAATCTGCGAAGGGTCGAGCCCCCTGCCCCAATCCGAATTTGTGGCGCACTCATAGATGATATGCGCCGGATTCATCGCCCGGATAGACCCGTTCTCGACAGTGGTGCCGGCGAGCGCGATCTGAGCCTTCTCAGGATACCAGGGTGTGTCGTTCTGCCAGCCCTTCAGGTTGCGGACAACGCGGAACTTCCAGGGCTTTGGGTACGGGTTATTCGAGCAAATCTGCCCGCTATAGTAGAGCGTGCCGACACCACGGAAGTCCGATACCAGCCCGCCCATGTTGGTCTTGATATCGCTATCGTAGGTCTGCGCCGCGTTACCGTCGAAATAGCGCAGCGTCCCGACGATCCCGCCTTCGCCCTTGTCGCCGCCGAACAGGTAAGGCGAATTGAGGATCGTTGTTCCGGACGTGTTGATATCGCCGTCAAAGAGCTTGATGTCGCCCGCGAAGATTTGCAGGATCGAATCGAATGTCCTGGCAAGCCCCATCTGGAGATCGAAGAAATACCGGTAACCGGTAGTTGGACTACCTTTGCCCACGAGCAACCCTCCTTCGCGCTTCCGCGACCACCGGCAATATCAGGCCGTCATTCTTCGCCAGGAACACACTGGCCGGGTACCCCTGAGTGACGAACGTGGTCCAGTCCAGATCATGCTTGGCTACCCATACCCGAGCGCCGGACATGCACAGCTTGAGCGCGCGAACGTCCTGGATGCGGACCACGACATCCTCATCGTCGGAAATTGTTTCCGTCATTTCTTGCCACCCGAAGCCTTGATCGGCGTTGTGCGATACTGGCCGTACCACGTGACGAACCAGTCCTGAATCCACACATCGCCGAACACCACGATCTGCGGCGTGCCCTCGTCCGACTGCGGGAACTTGAAGTCCCCGAACAGAGCCGGTGATGCCGACTGCGGTGGCTTGGTGGTCAGGGCTGTGATGGCAGCCGATATGACCATGAGGGCGATAGCCCAAACGATTTGCATAATATGCTCCTAGAATACCGGGTCGCCGTCGAACGGAGACTTGCCCGGCATGTGCGGGTAGCCGCCGTGGTTGGGCAGGTTGCTGTGGTCTGTGTCGCACGAGATACGATCACGGCCGCAGCCGATGAAGGCCGTGATGGTCATGCCAACGGTCATTCCGTCAGTCGCCCCAAGCAGCGTGATCACGTCGCCGTTGTGCGTATCGATTGCCCGGTTCTCCATCAGCGTTCCCGCGATAGACCATTCGATGTAGCCCCCGGCCAGTTTCCCGTCCGCCGGCAGAATGAAGTCCTCGGAGGTCACGCTGTTGCCGGTCAGGGCATCGACAGTGCATGTGATCGGCACCTTGACGGCCTTGCACGTGGTCGGCGCGTAGAGTGGGTGTGGGCACTGGCGCTCCCAGCACAGCCGGAGCCCGCCGCGCGTGAACGTGGCGATAAGGCTGCTGCAGTTTAGGATGGCCTCGCCGTCGTTATTGATCGCCCTGGAGCCGATGAAGCCCATCCAATAGATCGGCGCCTCGTTGTCCTCGTGGTGCATCCTGCGGATCGTCACATTGATGTAGACAGCCGGTGGTGTGCCGTTGAAGAGTTGGGCAACAGGATTGTCCAGCGGCATCGTGATCGCCGACTCGTTCTCCTCACTGCCACCGTTGATCTCGATTCCGCCGTTTGAGATCGCTATGGCGAGATAGGTGGCGCTGCCGGTCGGCGTGTTCGACAGGCTGGCAGGAGCGACGATATCGCGGTCAGCCGTGGTGAAGTACCAGACACGGTTATTCGGGTAGAAGCCCTGCGAAAACTCGTATAGCTCAACCGGCTTGCCGTCTTGATTTGAGGCTTCAATAGTATCGAAGCTCATACTGTCACCGTTATGTCAGAGAATTCAACTATTACCGGGTAGAGGGCCTTGGTCGTATCCTCGGACCTATCGGTAGCGCTTGCTGCTGTGTAGAGCGCGAAGTTGGCAATATTCGCCGCTAGCGCCCAATCCAGGGTGTGGATAATCGAGGTGCCGTGCTTCCGGCTGTCCACCCGTAGCGTGACTCTGCCCGCTGGATCGCCGTCAAGATGGCAGTCGAAGTGGTACGTCTCCGGGATGTCCGGAACAGGCGTCAGTGTTGGGAAGCTGTCCTGAAAGTCAGCCTCAAGGTTGCCGGTCGGATACATCCCCACGCCGAGTATCACTTCGCCGAAGACATAAGTAGCCGATACAACGA